GGGTATATTGCTGTTTAGACTAAGCACTATATATTGCTTATCCCAAACTATAAAAGGCAGTCCCACATGAGTAAGATATGAATAATAGCCTAGATATTACTGAAGCACAGTTTATGAAGCTGAATTCTAAAGAAAGAGATATAATGATATTCAGAAATCTTGTGCATATCCGAAGACAATTGAAAGATTATAAAATTCATAAAAAAATTCAATATTGGTGGTTAAGTGCTCTAACAATTCTCAATGCAGCATACCTCGGAATTAAAGGATTTATAATAGGATAAAATGCCAGAAGCAATAATAAGTGCAAGCGGAACACAACACGGATTGATTGTTAATCCAGATGGAAGCATAAACACAGCAATTTCAGGAGGAATACACATAGGAAGTGTATCTGCTAATGTTGATTCTGTTTATGTTCAATCTGGTAATGTATCTTTATATGATTTAGATTCTACAGCTTATATTATTGGAAGTGTAGCAGTAAGCAATTTCGGTGTTTTAGGAAGTGGAGTTGTAATAACTGCTGGTTCAGTTCAACCTTACTCTCAATTAGGTTCTGTTGAAATCTGGCAAAAGACAGCGGCTGATTTAGTAGTTAGTGTAGATTCACCAGCAGATATAGGAAGTTATACTACTCAAACAATAGATGCTACAAATTTAGATATAAGGGATTTGGCAAGCGGAACAGATGTTGTGGGGGTATTCCCAAGTGGAACATTTGAAGTGGATACAAACCTTACTGTAGGTTCTGAAGTTTGGATACCAGCAGGTTCGGTTACAGTAACTTTGGAGGATGTTGGTTCACCTTGTTTTAAACAAGCAACAGCAATAGCATCTGGAACTTATACTCAAGTTTGGCAAGTAGGTGGAGCAGGAAGCAGATTAGAAGTTCACGGATGGGAAATATCTACAAACTTATCAGGAGTTGTTAGAGTATTAAGGTCAGGAACAACACCAGCAGAAATTGTTAATTATCATTTAAATTATGCTTCAGGAGCAGAAATAGAAAAAACATTTGTTACTCCAATAGTGCCAGGCGGAGCAGATATTCATATGGGATTTGGAACAACTTCAGCAGGTTCAACTGCAGTAACAATCTATGGGAGAGAAATAAAATAAAATGGCAATAATAGACAACTTAATATCATACTGGAGACTTGATGAAAATGCTGCTAATACTACTGTAATTGATTCTCACGGTTCAAATGATGCAACTGCTACTGCAAACACAGATACTTTTTCTACAGCAGGTAAGATATACAATGCATTTCATTATGTAGGAAGTGGAACACCAAAGAAAACGACTGGAGAGTATGTCGTACTTGATGCTTATCTGAGTGTAACTTCTAATAATTATTCAATATCTTTTTGGTATAAGTCTTCAGAAAGTTATTTTCAAATGTTATTTCAACGAGTAATTGAGTCTGATAGCAGCAATATAGAATTTGGGCCATCTGATAATACAATCCGTGTGGAGAGTAGAACTAATAATTATTGGGATAAAAGATTTGCAACTGGGATAGACATTGATGACGGAGATTGGCACCATTATGTTTTGGTGTTTAGTTCTACAGATTCCAAACTTTATGTAGATGGAAGTTTAGCGGACACACACACAGAAAATGATGATGCATCAGATTTTTTATATAGATTATTTGGTGGATATGGAAATACCACTTATACCTATGGAGAGTGTCCAACTGGTGATTTAGATGAAATAGGAATATGGGGTAGAGTTTTACTTGATACTGAAGTATTGGAAATTCATAATAATGGTAGAGGACTCACCTACCCATTTATTAAAAACGCAACAAGAGTAGGCAATACAATTGTTGAATCATATTATGGAAATTAAAAAAAAGGAATTAAAATGGCAATAATGGACGGCTTAATATCTTATTGGAGGCTTGATGGAACAAGCGGGCCAGTTATAGATAGTCATGGTGTAAATGATGGGACAAATGATGGAGCAACAAGAGGGGTAACTGGAAAAATAGGAAATGCTTTTGATTTTGATGGAATTGATGACTCTGTAGATATTCTAGAAGAGAATACCCAAATAAAAACTGCTATGGGATGGATAAAAGAAGATGATGACTGGAAATATTTAGTATCGTATAATAATGGAGAAGACTATGGCACTAAAGAGAAGACTTACATTAATAATGTTGAAAATAATTATTATGAAATATGGAAAGACGAAACTATTGAAGCAAGCACAGATGTTTATTCTAATGAATATACACAAGATGAAGGTGCAGCATATACCAATACATATACTTTAACTACTGGACTTAATGAAGGTGCTACACATAGAATTACTTTTACAGCAACAGATAAATATATGGCTGGCATTTATGTTTACATTGTTGCTAAAGGAACGGGTAATTGGAGAGCTTATTTACATAGGAGTAATAATAATTATATTGCTCAGTCTGGCAATAGTACTACAACTCCTATTGGATTAAATGAGAATTTAACCATAGGTTGGTATTTTTTCCCACTACCTGTTGCATTAAACATTGATGAGGTTTATCATATTCATTTATATAGTTCAGTGGCTGATGGAACTGTTAAATCTAATACAACTGACGATTTTGAAACTGCCAGTTATAAAATAACCAAAGGTGATAAAGATAAATCTATTACAGTTACAGTAGGTGAAGAAAGTTTAACATTATATTCAAATGACGATACTGATGGATTATTAGACGATTCTACAATAGATTTAGATGCTCAAACCTTTGTATATGACCCTGATGTTAATGATAAAGGATATATGGTAGGACAACATTGTGATATTTATGAGCCAACTAATAAGAGATATTTTATGTTACATGGTGCTGGTCAATATGATATTTTTCTTTCAAGTACTTATTTAACTTATAAAGTAAACACAATTCTTCCTGCTTTAAAAGTTGAAGTAAAAGGACCGTCAACAGTAGCAGGTAGAGCCTATAATGTAGAATATAGTTTTGATAATTCTAATTGGACAAAATTTATTGATGATACTGAAGTGAGTGGAGCAGTAGGAACTTTTAATGCACAACGACATAATTTATTTTATATTAGGATAAATCATCTTACTGGAAGTGCTAAATATATAGGTACATCTTTCCATATAAAGGCTAATCTTGACGTTTCTGGTTTACCATATATCAATGGAAAAATAGGGATACAAACTGGAGGACATTTTGGTAATATAATAGATGAAGTAGGAACATGGAATAGGGCATTATCTCTCGCTGAAAGAACAAAATTATATAATTTAGGAAATGGGTTTCAATATCCTTTTGAAGGAATGATATTCCCAGGGAGATTGAGAGAAAAATAAAATGGCAAAACAATACAAATATGATGAGAAAGGGAAAGAAATCAAAGAAGTAAGAGGATACATAGCAATTAATAAGGACTTCCCAATCAAGGAACAATTTACAGGGGAAGTAGTAGACATACCAATAAGATTTCCAAAAGACTTGGGAACAGAGCATCCTTTTAATTTTGAGGATGTAGAGAAAACATACAAATCAGTCGGAGAAGTAGCAGCAGGAATAAATAAAGTAACCGATGCTATAGTTGGAGAGTTCCTGCTTAAAGCAAAGAATCAAAAAATACAAAAAGTAATAGATGGATTTGTCAAAAACACAGATTTTAGCACAGTTCTAAGAGAATGGATTAGGGAAGGTTTCTTGAAAGGGAACGGGTTCATGGAGTTAGACTTAGAAAACCAGAAAATCAGAGTTCTTAATGCAAATGACATATATGTCAAAAGAACCAGAAAAGGGGTTGTAAGAGAATATAATCAATGGATTGGGAATATAGAAGGTTACAGAAGAACAAACTTAACAAGGTTTACTAATTTTAAGCTAAATCGAATTGCTCATTTGATGGTTAATAAGATTTCTGGAGCAGCATATGGATTAGGGATAGTATGGCAGAATGAAAGGGTAATCGAGAATATGGTTCTTAATGATGAAGATTATCATAAGCTAATTAGCAGAAAGGCAGGAGCACCACTTCAGATAAAGGTTGGGGTTCCAGGGGAAGCAGCAAGAACAGAGGATATTGACCAAACATCTGATGACCTTCAATATATGACCAACCGAACAAATTGGGTAACAGATGCCAATACAGAGATGACGGTTGTAGACTTTGGAGATGTAGGAAAGAACCTTGCAGAAACAATGGACCACGATATGCTAAAGCTTGCCTTTGGAATGGAAATACCTATTGTTTTGTGGGGAGCAGGTAGAATCCCAGAAGGAATTGCAAAGGTTCAATTGGAAGCATGGCAGAGAAAGATAAAAGCAGCACAAGAAGACATAGAATCTGTAATTGAAGAAAAGATATTCAAGCCATTACTTTTAATGCAAAAACTTGATGGGGATGTAGAGTTCGTATGGAATTTACCTGGCGAAGAAGAAATAAACAAGAGATTGGAAAGATTAAATAAAATCGTTGAGAATATGGGTATATCTGAACCAATGAGAAGAATGTGTGAATTGGAAATAGCAAGATTACTTAACTTTGAAGATGCGAATAAGTTTTTAGCAAAGCCAGAGAAAGAGAGTGAAGAGGATATGGAAGCCACAAAGAAAGCAGAAAGAGAAGAGGAAGAAGAAATCAAGCAACCAGAAGTTCCAGGTGAAAAACCCGCTATGGAGAAATACAGCGACGATGAATTAGAAATCAAAAGAGCAAAATCCGGAGAGATGAATATAAAAGAATTCACAAATCTCAAAGAAATAGCAGGATTTAATTATTCAGATTTTTTAGTTAATATATTGAAAAGATTAAGAGTAGAGAAATTTACAGATTTGGCAGCAATTACAGAGGCAGATTTAATCGCAGGAAAACTGCCTAAAACAGAAATAACAAAGTTAAGGACGGTTTTAAAGGACGGATTCAGAAGAAACAGGACAATCAGGGAAATAGAAACAGAAATAAAACAATCAATAAAACTAAAAGATGTAACCAAGGAAGGCAAGGTTATCACAGAAGCAGGCAGAAGACCAAACATGATAGCAAGAACAGAAACAGTCAGATTAGCAAATATCGGTTTAATAGATACATATAAAGAGCACAATATTAAGAAGGTTAGATGGCTGGCAGCAGTATCTGACAGAACTTGTGAACAGTGTATAGGATTAGATGGCCAAGTCTTTGATATAAATACAGTAAGCCCACCACCAGCACATGTAGATTGCAGGTGTAGTTTACTATCAGTAGGGGAAACATGAAAATTTTAAACAAACCAAAATGCCATAACTTTGAAAAGTGCGGAAAGGATGCAATGTGCTTAGCAAATGGTATGTGGTTATGTGGATATTGTATCGTTGAACTCCAAAACAAGGTTAAAAAAATTAAAGAAAAGTTATTACTTGAGGGATAATGGTAGGAATAGAAGGAACAACGGGAAGCCTAACAGGCACAACTCACAGAGCAGAAGTTACAGAAGGGAATCAATTAATGGTTCTTGCTCATATTAGTGGAGCAGACACTTACAGAGATGGTTTGATTGTAATGACACATAAGCATTATAGACTAAATGAAGGATTATCTTTTCAAGCAGGAAGTTATAGGGTAGGCATACCGCTTGATGCTTCTGGTGGGATGTTAATTAATGTTGGAAGTGTTGATTTACATATTGGCTTCGATGCGAGAGCAGATGGAGATGCTATTTTGGAATTCTTTGAAAATGTAGCAGTTTCAAATAGTGGAGCAAGTCTGCCTATTTATAATAGAAAAAGAGATTGTGGAAGCACATGTAATGCTACTATTTGGGATAATCCAACAGTCACAACAAGCGGATTAATGATACATTCTGCTATGTTTTTGGGTGGAAGTGGAGCAGCTTCAACTCCGATTGCCTCCCCAGTAGTAAATCTAACCCCAGGAGGAGAAGACTTTATGTTGGATACAGGGAGTTCCTATTGGTTAAAAATCACGAATCAATGTGGGAGGGATATGAATTTAGATTACAATTTTATAATTCACGAACATTAAAATGGCAAATAGAAACGAACGAGAAATAAAGCAATTTTTGTTAGAAGTAGAGGAATTAATGAAAACAGCAGAGAATATAACAATCAAGACAGGAATTAAATTTGACCCAATCTTGTTTATGTTATGGAGGTTATCTAGAAAATGAGCAAAGAATTTTTTGATAGATTGATTTTCGGAAGGAAGAGAAGGGGCTGTAGGGTAGACCCACAAACAAGACAAACAGTGGTAACAGCAAAGCATACAGGAGACATAGTGTATCCACTCAAAGGTAGTGACGCTATTGCCAAAAAATCTGGATACAGAATACCGACAAGGGAAAGAGTATTAAATCCTTGTCTCGAACCAAACCTAAATGAAGTAGGTCAAAACAAAAACATAATCAAAAGAACAGCCAAATCAAGGTATGTTAGGTTAGACAAATGACAAAAAAAACAAAATCCGAATTGAGAAAGAAGAAATTCCAACTTGCAGAAGAGATGGAAGTATTAGACAATGAATTAAAAAGCATTGATGACTTACCATCATATGAATTGAACACAGGGGCTAGTGGAACGGGCACAATCGAAATCTCTAATGTAAAAGGAAAATTAGATTGTGTAATTGTCGATACAGAAAATAAGATTGACTTGATTATTGAAAGTTCGTTAGGGTATTTAATTCTTAAAAGGAATGAAGTGTATGGGATAAATTATTTTGCACCCAGAGTTAGGATAGTTCCGCAAGAAGATGATTTAAGAGATATTCTAACATTTGACAAGTTTAATTTGGATGAAAAATTGATAATTACAGTGATGGGACCAAAGAATTCTGCAGTTAAGATAATTATAAGGCTTGATTGATTATATATAATGGTTGTGCCAATGTATTTAAACTATTTATACATAATTTAATTATTACTAAGGAGTAACAAAGTAACAATGCCATTACCAACACCAAGCAAAGGCGAAGAAAGGAATACTTTTATTTCTAGATGTATAAGTAAAGCAGTAGGAGATGGTATGCCTCAAGAACAGGCAGTTGCTGCTTGTCATTCAACATGGAGAAGAGCTAAAGGAATAAAGGAACCTAAATCTAAAATGAACTTAAAATTTAATTATCAAGTACCAATTATAGAAAGTGCCTTTGTAAATGATGATTTTATTATCACAGGAGTTGCTTTAAATGCAACCGTTACTTCTAATAATCACAAGTTTTTAGCAGAAGAATTAAAAAAATCTGCTGATACTCTTTCTGGAGTTCCATTATTAATAGACCACAGAAACGAAGTTGAAGCAATTAAGGGTCGAGTTCTAAATGGAGAATATAATGAAGAAGGACCAAAAGTTAATTTCAGGGCACATGTTATTGACGAGACTATGAAAGGGATGATTAAGGATGGTAGGATAAACAGTGTATCTGTTGGGTGTGCAGTAGAAGAATTAGAAGAAACAGAAGATGGCTTTTTCATTCCACGAGGAATTGAATTTAAAGAATTGAGTTTGGTTGCAGTCGCAGCAGATGCAGGAGCAACATTTGATATAGCATTACAAGAAGCCTATAAAACTGTTATTAATGGAAGTATTGAAGAAAGTTATGCGAATGCAGAAGAAGTAAAAAAGGCTATGTCAAAATTCAATAAAACTAATTTTAAGTCTAATGAAGAAAAAATGGAAGCAAGATTAAGAATTCTTAAAGCAGGCAGAAAATTCAAGATAGACACAACTGAGTTTGAAAAATCAACATCAACTCAAACAGAATCAAAATATATTCAACAATTAAATATATCGGGAGGAAAAACAATGGAGAGTGAAGACACAAAGAAGCTAGAAGGAGAAACTAAACCAGAAGAAGAAACGAAGGAAGAAACTGAAAAGGAAACTGAGGAAGAAACTGGAACAGAAGAGCCTAAAGATGAAGAAGCAGTCCTTGATGAAAAGCTTAAATCACTTAGAATTAAGCAAAAACAGAAAGAACTTAAAAATCTTCAATCAGCAGACGAAGATGAAACAGTTAAAGAACCTGAAAAGCCAGCAGAAGAACCTGAAAAAACAGACGAACCAGAAGATGAAGATGAAGAAGAAGCAAATCCAACAGATGAAGCTTGGAAAGCATTTACAGAAAAAGGTTATAAAGTCACACAAAGTCATGGAAGCCTTAAAGGTGGGTCATTTACTCTTGTAAGAGCATAAAATGGCAGTAGCAGGAGGAAACCCATTAGGAGCTGTTTGTCTTTGGGACGGAGAAAACCCAAGAACATTTACAGCATTAGCAAGAGAAGTAATCTCAGGAGGAGACTTTGTATATAGTTCAGGAGCAGCAGCAGGTAATGTAGTTGGTTCTCAAGCAGCAAGTTATGTTGTATCTGATATTCAAGTAGCAGCATGTGATGTTTGGGGAAGAGTTAACGGAATTGCATTAACAAATGCAGGTTCAGGCGAAGAAATCACAATTGCAACAAGAGGTACTTACTTAAGGCAGCAGGAGTTGTTTCAGGTGGAGTATTTGTTTCATTAGCAAGTGGAAGTTCAGCAGCAAAGGGATTTGACGGAGTAATTACAACATCTACTGGAGTAGATGCAGGAAGTTTACTTGGAGGAATGATTGGAAGAGCACTTACATCAGCAGGTAGCGAAGGATATTGTCTTGTCTCATTGAACATATAAAATGGCATTCAACAGAATACAAGAATATATAACAAGGGACACAGGAGTAGCAGGAACACTTTTAATTCCTAAATTAATTTATCCTAAATTAATTGACGAAGTAGATAAGTTCTTATTACCAAGAGAATTAGCGGCAATATGGCAAACACCAGCACAATGTGCTAACCAAGGAGAAAGTTGGACTATTAACTTGATTAAGCCAGATAGTATGGATATTAGAAGAGTAGGAGAAGGTGCAGAAATACCAATGGACGCACTTGAATATGATACTAATGTTACAATAGAACCAGTTAAGTATGGAGTAGCAATTAGAATTACAAGGGAAATGATGGAAGACAGCCAATTCCCACTACTTGATATACATATTAAGTATGCAGGAAAGAGATTTGCTGAGAAAGAAACTGAGTTAATTATAACTGAGTTGAATTCAACAACTAATGCAGTTACAGGCGGAGCAGCAATTACAATTGCTAACATCGCGGAAGGTATGAATTACTTGGAAAGATATGACTATACACCAACAGACTTTTTAGTTGGAGATAAGATACTTCAAAACTTGAGGAACATAGACACTTTCATAGAAGCAGACAAGGCTGGAAACACAGACATGATGAAAACAGGGTTCTTGGGAACTATTTTCGGAATGAATGTCGTTAGGTTTAGCAGAAATGCAACACCAACACCAGGCACATATTGTTTATACGCTTATGTGATTGACAGAGATAATTCTTATGTTGTAGCTTATAAAAGAGATATAACAGTAGAAAACTTTGACATGCCAAGTTTTGACATGCAAGGAGCAGCAATAACTATGAGGCTTGATGTAGAATATCTAAGAGACTATGCTACTTGTGAAATAACAACAACAGGTTAAACTGTTTAGTTATTTCAAGTAAACTCATACAAGAAAATGGTAGTAGGAACATTAGGAGCAAGTGGATGTGTGAATGACGGAGCTTTAGATGGTACTGGAGGAGTTGGATTACCAACAGGAGTACCAGAAGAAATCTTGCAAACACAAGGAACACCACACGAAAATATGCCATCAATTGCTGGAAGTCAGTTATGCGAAGATGTAACAAATGCGGAATTGTATATAGCTGATAGAGGAGATAGCGGTTCATCTTGGATAAGACTTACTTCGGGAACATAAATTTTTATTTTGAATTTTTAATTTATTGTCGTGTAGTCACCTCTGAATTTCCGACAATTCAAACACAATTAAACCAAGGAGGTTAAATAATGGCATTTACACAAGCAGAAGGCTTAAGAGATAGAGAATATGCGAAATTTGAAGCTGTGCAAGCAGGTTCTAAAGTAGCTATTAATGTTAAAGGTAGTTTTGACACTATCAAACAATATACTTTTACACCAGCAAATTTGACAAGTTCTGTTGGTTCTTTGACAGTTTATTCAGATTATGCACTTAATGGCGAAATTAAGAGAATTTCTGTTGATATTGGTAATTGGACAGCTACTGGAAGTTTATGGATGAAGCAAAGTGGAACAAGCTTACAACCTGAAATTTTACAGATGGTAAGCGGAACTACTGCTTATGGAAGCAAACGACCAATTTATCCAGGAGAATATCCAAGTTATACTGTAAGTGGAACAGACACTATAACAGCAGTACAGATTGGAAGTCCTCAAACTATATTTCCTTTAGTTATTACTGAAAAATTAGTAATTGAAGGTTCAGGATTAGGTACTGGTAAATCTGGCTTAGGAATAGTTATTGAATACTATTAAGCCATTAAAATAAAATGGCAGACCAACTATCAAGCATTGGAAGTATCGCTACTTTTATAGTTGAAAATTTACAAGTTCCAGCAGGAGTTTCAGGCAATATGGTTGAGATAGTAGATATGGCTCGGCAATATGTCGCAAATTATACTGGAGATGTAATAGGTTCTCAATCTATTGGAGCAAAATATCAGCCAGCAATCGTACATTTTTCTAAGGCAGATACACTTGATTTTATTCAAGCACAAACAGGAGGAGAAAAAGTTAAATTAGCAGAGCTTTCTATCGAAGAATCAGGAGAGGAAATGAGTGCTGAACAATACAGACTTTTTGGAGAGAAGGAATTAAAAGCACTTGGTAGAAAAGTTCAAATTAAAAGGAGTTTGGGAGCTTAAATGGGAGTTGCAGGTACATTATCAGCAGGTATGGCTAATGTAATTAGCAAGGCAGGCAAACCTGTTAGAATTAGGTATTTTTCTGAAGTTGCTGGGTCTGTTTGGGATGATGAAGTCGCCCTTACAGAAGTCGCTGGGTCTGAAGTATGGACATCGGGAATAGTACTACCCTTGAGTAACAAATATGGCTCTGAAGATGTAATTTTGGTAGAGCAGGGAAAATTAAACAACCAAGACCAAAAAATGTATGTAAATGGCAGTTTGGATTTTACAGGAGTAGGAAGTAATATTAAAGTCAAGATTGGGATGACAGGCTCTCCAACTCAAATAGATAATTATACAATAATTCCACAAGGGGGCATTCCTTATGAAGTAGAAGGAACTCAGATTTACAAGAAAGTTTTTATTCGAAGACTAACAAATGGGAGTTTTATAGGAGAATCATGATGGTAGTAGGCATTAATGTTCAAGGATTGATGGCAATGGCTCTTCTTAAATTAAAGGGGAAGAATGTAAATGGAGAAATAAAAGAATCTATGACAAAAGTGGGAAGACACATGCAGAATGAAGTAAAATTAAGTATCAGTGGACATAAAGCAGAACCTACAAGTGTAGATACTGGAAAGTTCTTAGGGAGTGTAGATTTTAATGCTAAACCAAATGAAGTAACAATCTTTTCACCTGTTTCTTATGCTAAACATCTTGAATATGGAACAAGCAGAATGCCCGCAAGAAGACACTTTAATAATTCATTAGATAGAAACAAACAGAAAATAAATGAGATGTTAAAAGGCCAGATAAAGAATATATAGTGGCTTACCCAAACTATTTAAACAAAATAGTATATTAATAATTAGTCCAAGCGAGGACTAGGAAAGAAAACAGGAAAGAAAATGACAAGCGAGTCAAAATGGCAGTAGAAAGTGCAACTTTCATACGAGATGTATTATTCTTCATAAAGACAGAACTCTTAAAAATTACAGACCCTTTAGTTGGAAAAAGAAGTTCTCAATCTAAATTTGTTATGACAAGTTATCCACAGAGATTTGTTCAGTACCCATTAATAACAATCAAATTAACAAATCAAGAGGCTTTGCCTGCTGGAATGCAAGTTACTTCAATGGATGTCACACTTAATATAGAAGTTAGGACATGGGGGAGAAACCAAAAAGAGAAAGATGAATTATCAAATGATTGTTATAAACATCTTAGAGATATTCAATTTACGGCAAGCACTGGTTCTATAGCAAATAACTTACATGACTTTAAATTATTGAGTTCAAGCGAATTAGACGAACCAGGGGAAGACCAGCCAAAATCACGAATACTAAATATACAATATAAATTTTTCAATGTATAAGGAGGTTAAAATGAAAAAAACAAAGAAAACAGCCAAAAAGAAGACAGCTAAAAGGAAAATAACTAAGACTTCAAAGTGGCAGTCTGAACCAGCATCAACAGTAAGCGGAACTATTGAGTATCAATTACCTGTTGTTTCAGCTATGGAAACCGAAGCAAAGAGATTGTCTAAAGCTGGTCTTACAACAAGAGAAGTTGCAGCTGCACTTGGGTGTACTACTGTAGAAGCAAGTAGGTATATTAAAAAACATTAATTAAATTTAATGGAGGATAAAATGAAACAAAAATATAGATTTTGGATAGGTTTATGGAAAACTGTTAAGAATTCAGCATATCTTTTGATACCTTTTGCATTAGCATTATTGGCAGGAATACCTGCAGAATATGCATGGATAACAGGACCATTCGTGTATTTCTTTAAGAACCTATACGAAAATAGAACAAAGTAAATTTGGAGGAAATAATATGGCAGACCAAGACGAATATAAGGAATTAGCTAAGTTAGCTAAGGAAGAAAAAACACAGCCAGAGGCCCCTAAAGAGCAAGAGGACACTAATGAACAAGAGACACCTAAAAGAAGAAAATATTCAAATAAATAAATATAGGAGGATAAATAATGGCTAGATACGGAGCAGACCAAAACAAAGTAATAGGAATTTTTGAGAGCGGAGGCTATGCAAGTGAAATGCAAGATGGCGGAAGTACTTTCTGGTTAGGAGAAGTTACAGACCATTCAATAGATGATTCAGAAGGATTAATGGAAAGCAGGTATATGGGAACAGCTACAAGGTCTTTTGAAGGATTTGACCAAGGACCACAGGATGTTACAGGAACAATAACTTTCCATCCAGTGGATATGAGAATGCCTTTTTGGGCTATTGGTTCAGTTACAGATATTAGTGGAGCATCAGCAAGTACTTGTGTACACAAATTGACAGAAGTAGAAAGTGATGTATGCCAGAATGTTTTTGCAAGTGGTACTGGAACAGATATGACTGTGCCTATGTGTTTTAGCATTGAAGATAGTAAACAAGCACCAGGAGCAAGTAGAAATTTCATCAGAACTATAGCAGGAGCAGTTTTAGATACAGTAACAATTACAGCAAGACAAGGTGAAAAAGTTGTAGTAGATGTAAATTATATTGGACAAAGTTTAACATATACACCATCAGGAACAACTACAACAATTGTAGATAGTGGAACAAAACCATATATGTGGCATGATTGTACATTGACCTTGGCAGGAAGCCCTATGGACACAGCAAAAGAGTTTTCTTTGGCAATTAATAACAATATGCAAGTAGACCATTACATTGGAAGCAGTGCATTAGGAAGATTCCATGGTAGATTAATTGCACCACCAGTTGCAGGAAACAGAGACTATACATTGAGTTTAACTATGGATTTACCAAGTGATGACGCATTTTGGATATATGATAAGATGTACAAGGGCGGAAGCACATTTAATGCAGAATTAGACTTAGATGCAGATACAACAGGAAGCAAACACGCAACTTTTGAAATGAGTGGATGTCAAATTATAAGTATGGATAATCCATCTACAATGGAAGGATTAAACGAAACTACTTTGGAAATAAAACCTAAAAATATAGCAGGTTCAACTTGGGATACAATAGAACACTATAACCCTTGGATACCATCATAAGGTCTGTATATCAGCCTTTATGGTATTATGTACTTTGTAAAGTTAGATAAATTTGAAAGAGAATATTATCATAATTGTAAATTTATTAAATTCAGGAGGTAAAAATGAAAAAACTTAACTTAATACAGAACATAGTAAGTAAGATTTTATTAATCGGAGTTGGGGTAACATCGATATTATTTTTTGTTTGGTTGATAAAGTTATTAATTGGAGCTATATTTTAAGATGGAAAAGGAAATAGAAATTAACGGAAAGAAGTATACTGTAAAAGAAATAACATATATGCAAGGACTATCATTAGAAGATGCTACAACAATGGCAGAGAAGATTAAGAAACTTCTAATGTTTTCTACTGGTTTGACTGAAGAAGAAGTAGGAAAGTTGTCTATGAAAGAAGGAGTGCAATTACAGAAATTAGTGAATGAGGTTAATGGTCTTGCGGATTTTCGGAAGCCAGCCGTAGAAGAGAAGGAGAACTAAGTATTTGTAAATTTTATGGTTGGAGAATCAAGGATGTAAGAGAGATGAGTTTAGTAGATTACAATGCAACAGTGAGGTATATAGATAAATACATGAGAAACCAAAACAAGCAAATGAAAAAAGCGAGTAAAGTAAGGAGGAGAAGATAATGCCAGATGGAATATTAGGAGGAATAGCAGGTGGTGCTACTGTAGCAATCACTATTAAAGCCGTAGATAATTTTAGTGGAATATTTACTAAGGCTGGTTTAAGTATAAAAAATATTGGTAAAATTGCTATTGCAGGAGCCCTTGCAATAGCTGCGGCAATAGCTGGTATTGGTATTAGTGCCGTTAAAATAGCTGCTGATTTTGAAACCGCATTTACTGGAGTTAGAAAAACAGTAGAATTGACTGAAGAACAATTTGAAGAATTAGAAAATAGATTTAAAACATTAACTACAGAGATACCTCTGACCTTTGAAGAGTTGGCAGGTATTGGAGAAATTGCAGGACAATTAGGTGTAGAAGGGGTTGACAATATTGCAAAGTTCACAAAAACAATTGCTGATATTTCTGTTACTACAAATCTTACGGCAGAACAGGCAGCAACAGACTTCGCAAGATTTGCTAATATTATGAATATGCCTATTGACCAAGTAGATAGGTTAGGTTCAGTAGTAGTTGATTTGGGAAATAATTTAGCAACAACAGAAGCAGAAATTGTATCAATGGGAATGAGAATAGCTGGTGCAGGTGCGGCATTAGATATGACTGAAGGAGAAGTAATGGCTTGGGCAGGAGCACTTAGTTCTATGGGTGTAAGAGCAGAAATGGGTGGTACAGCCATATCTAAATTTATGATTAATATGAGTAGTATGGTTGCAACTAATTCACCAGAATTAGAAAAATTTGCTAAAGTTGCAGGAATGACTTCTGCAGAATTTATACAGGCATTTCAAGAAGATGCATCAAAAGCTTTACAGACTTTCTTTGTGGGATTAGGAAATGTTAAAGAACAAGGAGGAGATGTACTACTTACATTAGAAGATTTAGGTATTACAGAAGTAAGATTAAGAGATACTGTTTTAAGATTAGCAGCTGGTGGAGATACATTAACTGATTCTTTAAATATTCAAGTTACAGCATGGGAAGAAAACATAGCTTTAGTGGAAGAAGCAGAAAAAAGATATGAAACATTTGCATCACAAGTACAAATATTAAAAAATGAGTCTCGATTATTATTTGAAGAGTTAGGTAAAGAATTAATCCCCATTTTATTAGATTTATTTAAAGTAATTAAAAGTGATGTTCTACCAGCAATGAAACCACTTATTCCTGTATTTGCGGAATTTATTGGAACTGTGTTAAAGGGAGCAGTGGTAGTTATACCGAAAATGATAGAGGCAATTAAAGAAATTATATCATTTTTGAAACCTTTGATAGAAATTATAGGAAGAAGACTGAAAATGGCATTTGAATTTGTTAGAGCAGTTATAGGAGATAGCGGTCCTGTCTTAATGGAATTTATAAAAAAGATAGGAGAAATTGCAAGAATATTTTTAACGGCATTAGTTCCAATATTAAGAGCAGTATTGCCAATTCTAATTCAATTAGGAACAATAATAGCAGATTCATTATTAGGAATTCTTGAGACATTTGCAAAAGTGTTAGATGAAAATAAAGACGTAATCATAATGTTAGTACAAAGGGTGGGCGAGTTCATTGGTCAAGTACTCTCTAGATTAGTGCCTGTTCTTAAGGAATTAATTCCTGTAGTGATAGAAGTTGGACTCCAATTAGCAGAAGTTGCAATGGATATTTTAGAAGCCCTTCTTCCAGCAGTAGCCGAATTAATTCCTACAATTATGGAGTTATTAAAAGATGTCATAATTCCTTTATTGCCTCCACTAACTGACCTAATTAAGAATGTTGTAGGTTTAGCAGTTGCAATGTTTTATGAACTTAGACCCGCAATTGATTTTGTAGTAGGTGCTATAAAAGCATTTGTTGACCCATTAATATTTATAATAAACCTTGTCAGTGAGTTCATAGATTTAGTAACAACACCTATAACATCAGTATTGTCTGGTGTATTTGGGGGTTTATTTGGAGGTTCAAATAGGAGTATTCCAGGATACCAGAAAGGGGGAGTAGTACCACATACAGGACTCGCAATGGTTCATAAAGGAGAGACCGTTATCCCTGCAGGAAGGGCTGCTGGAGTAACAATTTATATTGAAAACATAAATGGATTAAGTGGAAGAGACCTAGCAGATAGTTTACAGGAGGAACTAAACAAGAAAATTTAAAATGGCAATAATAGATGGCTTAATCGCTTACTATAAATTAGATGAGAATGCAGCAAATACAGATGTTGAAGATATTCATGGTGAGAATGATGGGACAGCAAGTTCTAACACAAATACTTGGTATGACGAAGATGCAATAATAAATAGTGCATTTGATTTAGAAAGGGGGGATACTGATAATATTGATATAACTGGAATTGCTGGAGCAAGTGGAAGCCACAGCTTTCAATTTTGGATAAATGCAGAGTCTATAGAACCTGCTGACCAAAATGTATTATTTGACGCCAATGGTGGAAGACTAATATGTGCACTATATGATGGAACTTATCGTTATTATGATGGTGCTTGGAGAGATTTTTTAATTGAAGGAACCACAGGAAGTTGGAAGCATGTTGTATTTGTATTTGATAGTGTAACACATAAGGGATATTTATATATTAACTCAGTACTACAAGCCACAGAACCAGCCTATACTACCGTGGATATAAGCGGGACTACAAAGATAGGAAGTTTCCAAAATGATGCCAATTATTTTGATGGAATAATAGACGAGGTTGGAATTTGGGACAAGGCACTAAGCCAAGAAGAAGTAATAGCACTATACAATGGCGGGGCAGGTTTTGCTTATCCTTTTACAGGAGTAGAAGTGAGTACAAACGCAGCAACAAATGTAAC